TTTGTTGTAGCAGATTCAACAGCAAGTTGTGCTCTTTGTTCGGCTTTCTCGTTTACTGCTCTTTCGAAAGCTTCGTGTACTGCGGTTAAAGTCTCCTCTGTGATGAGATCTTTGAACTGTTCTTTGAGAATTGTTTTGAAGTCCATATTTGTTATATATTTATTTATTCTAGAGTGTTTAATTTTCTTCTTGATTTATATAAGAACGAATTTTATTTTTTATTTTAGCTTCAACGGCATCTTGTAATGCTTGTTGAGCCTCGGAATAATCTTTATTAGCTATTTTGCTAATAAAACCGGTAATTGTTTTTTGTTCGTCTTGTGTCATATATATTAAGCTAATTTAATCTTATTAATGAAGCCAATCAAGGCCTCTCTCAAAAAGGAATCTGTGCCGTGTTTAGGCATAGTAGAAAGAGTTTCGATAAGCTGAGCTTTAGCCCGAGCTGAACATTCAATAATAGAACCATCAGGACGGATCATATACTCTTTAGATTCCATTACTGATTCCAGCATTGCGTTTTGTACTGAAGGTTGATGTACAACGTCTAAACAAATAAGATGAAAATTAGAAACATGTTTTGTGTCTCCCATTTCATTTATATTACCAAGTGCACGAGATGAAATACCCATTTTAATTCCATCAGTGATAAGAGACTTTAAAAGTTGTCCCATGGGAGTGTTAAGCACCTGAGACTTACCCATAAAATAATTACCGTTTTGTTTTAATTCAGTAACAAGGTGGCAAGCATTAATAGGGTTAACTTCTGTTGATTGTGGGTGATTCATTTCACCGATAGCTCTACGGGATTTAACCATCTCGTCAGTGTAGCGGTTAACTTCTTTAGCCATCTCATCGAGTTTATAAATACGACCGTTTTGATTTTTTTGTTCGGCCATTAAGAATGGTCCGGTGATGTACAGTTTTTGTTCACCTTGACGATTTTTTTCCTCGATCATGAAATCAAGCCCGTCATGGATATCTTCGACTAAAAATTTAAGTCCCATAGGTTTCTATTATTTAATCTAACAAGATACAATTTCTCCAGTAAAAAAGGCATAAATATTGCCAATATGTTTACAGCACTATTAGCTTTTGCAGCTCTATTGGTAGCCGGGTGTGGTGCTTATTTTTCCGTACTCGGTATAGCAACTTTATTTTCAGGTCACTTTTGGCAGGTGGCTATTATGGCAGGATCCTTGGAACTAGGTAAGTTAGTTGCAACCTCTTTTCTCTATCGTTACTGGAACAAAATAATTTGGTTTCTTAAACTATATATGATAGTTGCTGTTTTAGTTCTTATGGTAATTACCTCCATGGGTATCTTTGGTTATCTATCTTCTGGTTATCAGGTCAATGCTGGTAAAACAGAATTAATTGACAACAAAGTTGCTTTAATAGAACAACAGAAGACAAATATTAAAAATGAAATTGACCAGATTAACTCGCGTGTTACTACACTTAATGAGGCTCGTAAATCTCAGGAAGCTCGTCTCCCGCAAATGTCACGCCGCTCTGCAGCACCCGTCTATGAGGACATGGCAAGAGCAGCAGAAGAGATCAAAGGTTTGACAGCTAGAGCTCAAGAACTTCAAACAACAGTATTTGAAAAAGATAATGAACTTATTGCACTGAGTAGTGAAGGTAATGAAGTACATGATATTGGTACCTTTAAGTTTGTAGCTGAATCTGTAGGTCTACCTTTAGATACAGTTGTAAAGATTTTTATTATTTGTATTGTTTTAGTATTTGATCCTTTAGCGGTAGCTCTTGTATTAGCTTATAATATTGCAAAGGGTGGCTCTATTCTAAAAGAAACAAAACAACTTTTAGTTGATCAACCTGCACCGGCGTCTAAAACAAAAACAATTATAACAGAAGAAATCGTAGAAGAGGTTGTACCCGGTTCTGAAAAAACAAGAAAGTATTCTTCAAAGGCCTAAATGCTTTTCTGTTAAAATGGTAAATTCGTAATTTTTATTTTTAGCCCACTGTGCTGCAGCGTCCCACTTCGCTCGATTTTTAATATATTCGGCCTGTCTACGTAATAGAGATCTAGTGTTACGTCCTGTTTTATTCGGCTGTGGCGGCATTGTTTGTATAGCAGGCTTTATTTCTATCAAATATTTTTTAAATGCACCGTCTTTTGTTTTTAAAGTAATATTGCTATCAACAAAATAACGAGATATTTTACCCGTTAAAGGGTTTTGATAGGGTATTATTATTGATTCAGAACCCCATTTTATAACCGCTGGGTTGTGATCACACCATCTAAAATATTTTAATTCATAGCTAGAACGATATAAAATAGGAAGTGTGCCTTTATATTTCTCTGGGTGATCAGGTCGGAATATACCCTGTTTAAATTTAGATGTTCTTTTTCTTTGAAGCATTACCAGTTTTTACAGCTGTAGTATTTTGGAGTACCGGGTTTAGCAGAAGAGCATTTATGACGAGCTCTAAAAGATTTGCGTTTTTTAGGATTAGATTTTTTAATTCTTAAATTTGGATCTCCGTAATGTACTCTTTTAAGTTTACCATCTACCCGGGTACATCGCATATACTTTTTATCAGAGCGACTTGAAGGCATTTGTTTTGTAACTTTTGTACATCTACCTCCTTTAGATTCTTCTAAAATGTTTAGTACCGCAGTATTGAAGTTCATATTTTAACCTAAAAAGAACATCGGTGGTGTTTGATCTTCCATAGAGCTTTTAAGCTCAGACTCTAATGCATCTCTTTCTTGGATACCTTGATTCATAAAATCAGAATAATTTATACTACCACCGCCAAACAGATTTGTGCCACTAAATTTACCACGAACATTAGCAACAGATATTTTTGTTAACGCCATAGAGTATCTAAAAATCCATCTCTCATTTATAATATCCTTAATCGGTCTTTCTATGTAACAACCAACAACACCTAAATATGTTTGTTCAGGTATTGGTTCAGGTAAAATTCGTAGTATTTGGCTTTTAGAATCAAATCTAAAATGTGGTGTCATTGCTAATACTTTGTTTCTTGTATCTATAAAACCTTTTAATACTTCCCAGGTTACAAGATCAAAACCAAAATTACCTACCATATAAGATGAATAAATTTGCTGAGCCATAGCCTGCTCTAAAGTAAATAATGTATTAATACCCGTTGTTTCACCGTACGTGAAAGAAAAACAATCTAATACCCTTCTATAAGATTCTAAATCGTAGTCATAGCCAGCAGACAAACCCGGTGTATCAGATTTGTACATTTCTGGGGTTTGATTAATCATTACATCTACTTTTAATCCGACACCTCTTGTATATTTTCTTGAATCAAATACTAAAAACTCTTCTGTGTAGCCGGCGTACTTTGTAAAAAACTCCATTGCTATAGCAATGTTGTCATAAATTTGTTCATCAGCTATTTCAATATTAACTAATGGTTCACCCAACTGACGACGGATTCTTTGAGCTAATGCACTATAACTAGTTATTTTAGAGTTAGCATTAGTAGAACCGGGTGTTGCTCTTGGTAATACATTCATATAGTTATTTAAGTTATTATAACTCTTTTAAGCCTCCATAGTACCCATATGGTTCAGAAACATTAGTTGCATCATGATCTACGACACATTTAGCAGCTTGGTCAGCGCTTTGCTCATACGCTTGTATCAATTCAGCAGGATTAGCACCGCCCTCTTCTCTACCATATTCTTCATCATCATTAATTTGTACGTTAAGAGGTTCACGAGGAGCAGAAGGCTCTGATGAGTATTCCCAACGTTTACATTTTATAACCCATATGTAATGACCCATTAACGAGTTAGCGTTGAATTGTAAATTTTGATCATCTCTTTCTGTTATTTCATATACCGGTGCACCACGACCGCCAGGTCTATCTCCAAAGCCACCATACTCTTTTAATTCTATTAGATCCCCGGCTTTAGGTTCTCTATAAGTTCCAAAAACTTCATTAAAAGAGGAAATGTGCACCATACAAGTCATATCACAGTCTGCCATAATGCCAAATTTTGATAACATTATAGCATCATTAGTAATATCTGTTAACATAACAACAGGCCCAGCACTTACAAAGGGCATTGTTGGGTCTTCTCCGTAAAGATAGTTATGAGTCGAAAGTGTGTACCCGTTAGTGTAATAAGTTACTTCAGTTCCGTAGTGCTCAATCTGCTCTTTCCAATAACCACTAACTAAAGTCCGTTCATTGCTATTGACACTTTTGTTAAGATAGCGGACTTTTTCCATATATATTAAATTGTTGTTAGTTTTTTAAGGCCTTTTTTAAGAGACTGTTTTGGTCTTTTTTTTTCTTTATAAAGAGCTTCTAAGTCTGTTTTAGCTTCACCTAAATGTTCGGGCTTTTTAAGCCACTTTTCTGTATATGGGTGATAAGCATAATCATGTCTTTGTAAATCAATTTTTCTAATTGTAGGTATATAATGTATAGGATGAGTTGTTCCGACCGCTAAACGACCGTTAATCTCTTTCATATTGTTTAATATTCTTTCTTTAAGAAGATCTGATAGATTTGTTGGGTTAATTTCAACAATAATTGTTATTGGACTTTTTTCTGAGCTACCCGGTTTGAGAGCCGGACCAACCATAACATATTCATGAACTCTATTTTTAGTGTACATTTCTTCTGCAGAGTTAATAAAATCAATGTCTTTAAAAATCTGCATTTTTATTGCAGGTATTAAAGTAGGGTCACCACCTTGAGGAGAATAATACCACATACGAGGGTCTAATGAATTTGGTGGTATTGGATTGGTGTGAAGTTTTAGATAACTGTTTTTATATTCTTTGTCAAAAAGATCCATACATGTATTTAAGCTATTTATATAAACAGAAATAGCCCCTATTGCTAGGGGCTACAAATTTCTGTAAATATGATTTATTTAAAGAAGTCGCCTTTTTTGATCGATGACTTAACTTCAGGCTTACCTTTTGGTGACTGAAGTGACTTGTCATGAGCTTTGGCTGGCTTTAGTTTTGGATCACATTCAACATCGCCGCCTTGTGCTTTACCACCATGTACTTTTGGTGAGCCACCGACTTTGTTGTTTTTACCCATTAACACTTTGCCTTTATCGCCAAGAGGCTTTAATTCAGTAGATTCTTTGAAAGGTTCTTCATCAGCATCTTCATCTTCAACTTCATCTTCAATTGATTCTTCATCAGCCAATTCTGATTCTTCTTCTGAAGGAACGGAATCTTGTGATGCTGTTTCACCTGAGATTTTGTCTAAAATGGATTGCACACTATCAAGAACATTTTGAAGATCAGCTACTAAATCTGAAACTTCGTCTTTGTCGCTTTGTAGTTCATCAACCATTTCATCATCAGTTGTAGGAATTTCTGGTGACATATCTGCTGCCATATCGTCAACTAGATCTTCATTGATTGTTGATTTGAATAGTTTTTCGAAAGAACCTTCATAGGCTTTCTTTATTTCTGTTTCGTTTTCCATATTTTCTTTTACGGTTTTTGCTTTAGGGCCATCAGAATATTTTTTATTTTCTTCTGGCTCTTCTAAATCTTTTATTCTGTCAGGGCCTTGTCCTTTTACAGGAGCGGCTTTTGCTTGAGACTCAATTTTATCGAGCTCTTTTGAACTTTTTACAACGTCGCTTTTTTCTTCATTTAAAAGAATTTTATTAGCGTAAATTTCTGACAAAGGATTTTCTTTCATGGTATGTAATTATATTTATTCTAGAGTGTCTATTTTTTATAGTCTTGTTAAGCCTTTATTTCATATAAAGTTATACTTGAAGTTGTTTTAAAATTCGTACCGCTTGTATTTTTATTAAGACCTAAAACTGTTCCAGCACCAGGTCTTTTAGCTACAAACTGATATTGAACTTCAGTAGTAGAACCGACATTAGTATCTACGTATTGTAAATATGTAGGTATAGGTAACACATTTGCAGGTATTACTACAAGACAGTCTGTAAATGATACTTCTGCAGGAGCAGTAAAATTGTTTGCGCCCTTCTTAATGTAAAGACCGATTGGAGCAGTAGCTGCAGCAATAAATGGTGTAATGCTTGCATTTAATTCTGTAAAAGTATATTCAGTTGTACCTGTAGCTATTGCGCCGTTAGAACTCGTTACCGGTATATCTACTATTTGTATAATATTTCCTAGTCCAAGATGTTGACGAGTAATAGAATTATCTCTTACATTACCTGTCAAATTTAAACTACTATCTAGAGCTAGTTGTATTGTGGTTGTTGGGTTATTGGTAGTAAAGGGAGTAGACGATTTACTACTAAGAGCTATTATTGAAGTATCTAAAGCTTCATAATTGTTGTTAATAATATCTAAAGAATCTCCAATACACTGAGTATCATCTATTACTGTTGTAAATGTTCTTGGCATAAAAATTAATAGTACACTGCTACTGTAAAATAGTCAGGGTTTGTTAAAATTGTTGTATTTCTATTTAATCTACCTATATTTATTATCACTCTCTCTGTATTAAAAAACACAGGTGTAACTATTAAAGCGCTTGGTGTTTCAGTTCTAGAGCCTGTAACAGCTGTACCTATAATTGAGTAATTTATATCGGCAAATGGTTGCAAAAAGCTTAGTGTAAATACACCTGTACCATTTTGACTAAACCCTCTTAAAAACGACCCCGAAAAAACTGCCCCTTGATCATCTCCTGAAATATAATAATAAAAATTAGCTCTTGAAAAGTATGGTAAATAAGAAGATAAAGTCTTTATTTGACTACTCAAACTTTCATATGTAGAATACATAGTTTCTAAGTAATCAGAATTTTCGCAACAACCATCCTCTAAGGAAGAAAAATTGCCATTAAATTTTGATAAAGATAAACCAATACACTCTGTCTGTTCAATTTCTTGTATGGTATCTGGATTGGTGCAAATATTCATTAAAAAATAATTACAGATACATGTCGTGGGTCAACAACAGGGTTAATACGTACGTCTACAAAATCGGGACTAAATGCATATGGTATTAAAGAACTCACACGACCGGTATCTGATGTACTCGATAAACTACAAGAACCAGTTGTTATGTATTTATTATCATTAAAAGGTTTTGTAAAATAAACACGATAATCGCCTTGATTTTTTCGGTATACAGACTGTATGTTAAGTGTTTTGTAAAGAAATCTTTCAGTTGCAGCAGTAGAGTTTTGCTGATTTGTATCTCTCGAGCCGTCAAATTTAACCCAGGCTTTAGCTGCTCCTGGGATAGTTGCACCCGATAAACTTTGTATCTGACTATTAAATTCTCCCGCGCTTACAGCTACTGTTGCTAAAGTCGAATCTTGTTTACAGATTTCATCTCTAAGAGTTTGAAAATTATCGTTTATAACGTTAAGGGAATTACCAATGTATTCAGTACGTACTATAGTTTTAATTTTGTCTTTAATTTCACATGCCATATTATGTTATTTATTTACAGTGTTACATCTTACAACTCGGATCAAAATATTTAACAATCGAAGTAAAATTTTCCCATAGATATCCTAACACACGGTTAACTACTGTAGATGTAACTAATTCGTTTTGACCTATTGTTATTTTATCTTTAGTGTATGCAGGAGGTGTGTACATTTTGCACATCTCGGTGTTTTTATAATACAACGAATTTCTAAATATTTCTATATTATCCCACAACCGCTGAAAGGCTTTTGTATATACCCAGTTTTGTACATATTCTTCCTCATCTATATAAATGTCTTTTAATGTCCAATACTTGTTAGGGGAGGAACCTTTTAATTTTTGTATAATCATTAGATCAGCAAATTTTAAAATTTTATCATCAGTTCCTATTAGTAAGTTTCGAAACTCGTCTTGATATAAACATGTTATATTTTCAATGTCAGGTCGGTTGTTAATTATATAACCGGTGAATACCCCGTTTCTGAAAAACTTAATAACCTCTGTTGCTGTTGCAACATAGAGTATTTCTTTACTATATGATGCAATAATTTTTCTAGGTTCGCCGGTTACATACGACTTGTAGTCATACGATGTTATATACTCCCCGGTATATGAGTATACTAAAATATTATCCTTAGTTAAGACATGTACGTTTTTATCGCTGTCAGTAGCTAATGAAAGTGGCGGAGAATTATCTAATTTTGAATCTGTTATTGTTTTTATCCAGGTACCTGTATTTGAAAAATGTTTAATACATTTGTTACCTGTATCACAAACCCATATATTGTTAGCCTGATCAATATAGAAATCATTAGGGTCATTAAATTTATTAGTAGAGCTACGACCACCGTACCCGCCAAAAGTGGTAAATATTTTCCAGTTGTCGCCTGGCGTATCTGGTTCATATGTTAACGCAATAATTTGGGATAATAAATTATCTAAAATATATATTTTGTTATCTTTATCTAAATGTATGTTTTTAATATTAGAAAAGTTTATAACACCGTCTACAGTATCTCTATAATCAAAAAAGTTTGCTATATGATCGGAAGATAATAACTTAATCTGTGTTTTTTGAGCTACGTAAAGTATATTATTTTTTGATGTAATGCCATACGAAATACATTTAGCTTGCACTGTTGGATTAGCAATAGTAGTATAATATTTGTCAAGTTTTGGTAAATTTACCTGCCAAGCGCCAGGCGAGCAAACAATACCCTGACTACTAAAGCTTGGCTCATAGTACCATTTTTTACTATAACGGGCATTTAATTTAGTATTACTCCACGTAGTTTGAACAGCTGCTGAATTTTTTCTTGATCTCCATCTCCATTCTAAATCATAAAGACCTAAACAGTTTGGAGTTAAATCTGAAATACGTACAACGTGATTAGACCACTGCCCGCATTTTACCCAAGAACCTATATCTAACTCATTATCACCCGATAAAACATCTTTCCATGTTACCTGATAGTTTAATGCAGTGTTTAAACAATCAAGATCTTCCCAGGTCCAGGAAAGACATGCATTAGGGTTTACTGCAGATGTAGGAACGCTACCAAGATAGCCAAAATAATCAGAGTATGTATCGCTATACGCTTTACCTCGGGATTCTAAATATTCAAGATTTTCATAAAACTTTTTAAAGCAACTATTAATATTATCCGTTGTTGCCCAATCGTTAGAACCTACTACAGGTTGTTGAGCCCATGGTAAAACAACTGGGCTAGTTATAGACCTGTATTCATTTGGAAAAACATCCTCGTATCTAGTTACTACATTAACTATATCTGTTAAGGGTTGTATCGATGTAGTAACTTGACCGTCTGCAGAGTATAATGTATTGAGTGTGACGTTTACAGTTTTTTTACCTGGTGTGTTATATGTAGTTTCATAAAAACTTGAGTAAGGATCTACACCCGTCAACGGCGGATTTCCATCTTCGAAGTCAATACTCATCGATGATATAAATTGTTTTTGAGTTGTAAGGTTTTCAAAAATAACTTTACTGCCCGTTAAAACATAGCGGTTTGGTGTGTATAAACGAACATCAGGGTTTGTACCTACATATGCTATAAAGGTTTCACTTATCTTTTTATCACTTGGAAGCCAATCTCCTCCGTCTACAGAAATATAACAAGTTAGAGTTTGTTGTACATTAACAGTAATACTTGTGCTAGTGTAGTAACTAACAGTTAGTAGGTTTGTACCAAAATCTTGTACTCTAAGGTGGTACGGGAAAGTATTTGAAGCAGTTGTTTGAAATAGGTAGGGCTGCGGCCAGCCTGTATTAGACGAGAGGGTCCAGTACACAGGAGAAGCTGAACATGTAACAGGTATAGTATCAAAAACAGGGGTAAGGCCTCCTTCATTTCTCCATTTTTTTGTATATGTTGCTGTTGATTCAGTGTCTTGCCATTTTCCAAAAAAATCATTTTGATTATAATTACAGATTTCAGACCACTTCCAAATTAAACCATACTTGTCGTAGCATCGAAACAATACAGGGTCAATAAAATATTTACCTGTAAAACGAACGTTTGTGCCGTCTGATGGAAGTATTTCAATTCTTTTAATACCTGGATCAAAAGTGTAAGGGGGTGTATCGTAAGGTCTTATCCAGATACTCTCTCGAAATTTATTCGAATTTAATGCAGGGGTTCCGCTTAATGTAATTGTGGATGCAAAGTACGGATAAGTTTCTTGTATACCGGTTGTATCATTGTAAAAGTGGGATGGTGTTGTAACAGGAAAATCGGTATTTACTACTCGTAATGATACTGGTATCCGGACATCCATATTGCGTGTAGAAGAAAGCTGCAATAATAACATAGAGCTAGTCTGTGTTAAATTTGTAATTCTGTTATTAGTAGCAGACAAATTACCGATGCTCCACAAATAACTTGTAACATTTGAAGCTGTTAAAGCTGAAAGCGTTATCGTGTCAGTGTGTCCTTCACCATAAAAAAACATACCTGGAGAGGCGGAGATATTATTTTTTGCGGTGGTTATATAGTCTAATGTTGTTTTATCTTTAAAATACGAACCAGGCCACCCTATAAAATCCGCTTTTGGAAAACCTGTAACAAAAATTGCGCTGATTGTAGCCACAAAAATGTGCGGGGTATACCATTTTAAATTTATATTTGACTGTAAATCAACAGGGGTTGTAGATGAAAGATATATCTGAACACTTGAAACAGTTGGTGTATTACAAATAAAGTTTCGTTCTTCAGGTATAAATCTAGACGATAATGTTGGTATATTATTGAGTGTATACCATATATTATGAGAATTAGAGTTTAAATTGGTGTTTAAATTATAATACGAAGAACCAGCTCGTATAGTTCCTACAAAAGGAGAAGTAGATGTTAAGCGATAAAAATACGATGAAAAGTTTGAATTTTCAAAATTAATAAAGGCATTTACTTGTAAGTTTGGAAACTCATCAAATGAAAAGGTGTATATATCGTTTGTGTTTGTAGCAGCGCCTGTTGCTTTAATATCAAAAGCACAAATCTTTGGCCCACGTGTTGTAAAATCGTATGTAGTAGCAGAAGTATAAAAATATAATACATTTACTGCAGATACGGCGCTTAAAGTGTTAGATGTATATCTTTGTCCGTTTGGACGGGTAGCCCAAATCTTACTACTATCAAACTCCCATTTAACCTGACTTGATCCGTCTGCTAATACAAAATCACTACCATTATAATTTTGCATAACTGCAGCAGTTAAAGATCTAATAAAATAACGATTATCGAGAGCAATCGCACTGACGGTTATATTAGTCGGAGCTCTATTTATATTTTCGTAATTAGCGCTTAAAACAACTCTTATAGAAGATAAATCCTGCGTTAAACCTGCACCGTCTACACCGTTGGGTATACGGTCATTTGTTGCAATTTCAAAAAATGAGCAGCATACTGAAGGGGTAGTTACCAGTCGATACTCTGTTGGTAAATCAATTGGGTTAAAATTTAAACCTACTGGTATGCTACTTGTATCTGTTGAAAAATTACTTGAAGCCTGTACATTAACAGTGCTATCTGTAATATTACTAAATTGCCAAGCTATTGGAAAATCTGGAGCAATTGGGTACAGTACCCCTCCTTCATCTTGATAAGCATTAACTGTTAATGTTCGGACGTTTGTTACTAAGGTATTTCTTGTAGCACTAACAGCTATATTAGTAGGGGCATAATTAATATCTCCTCCAATATAATTTGGTGTAAAAAGTACATCAATATCTTCGGACTGTAAAGCTTGTATATTAACACCAGTATTCACTGTACTGTTATCTTCATTGCTTCTTAGTTGAATTGTAAACGGATTAGAAGTATTAACGGTGTATACTCTATACTCTCCGGATGTTTTTATGATATCCGGGTTAGGGGGGTATCCTCCTAAACTAAAAATGTAATTATCTGCTGATCTATTTCTAAAATTTCCTTGACCGTCTGCAGATATATAAGCAACGGATAATGTAAACCCTGTCGTAGTAATATTAGGTACCGTCCATCTTAACAATAAATCATCATCAATATCTCCTGGAGAGCTTT